TCGTCTGCTTCACCTCGACGGTCTGCTTAACGGCCTGGTCGGTCTTGGCCGCCGCCGCATCGGCCTTCGCGATCGCGGCATCGAGGCTGGTCGTCAGCGGCCCGGCGATCGCCTGGCCGGCTTCCGGGGCGGCCGAGGTGAACGCCGCCGTGAACGCGGCCTGGGCGGTGCCGATATTGTCGGCCGCCGCCTTCGAGTAGACGGCCGCGAACTCGCCGGCGGTCTTCGAGAAGTAGGAGAACGCCGTCAGGATCGCCGCGGCGACGATGTTGCCGACGGCCTCGAACGTCTTGAAGGCCCCGTAGAAGAACTGGGCGACGCGGTTCCCGAAGTCAAAGACCGTGTTCCACTGGGAGCCGACGCTCGACAGGTACGAGAACACGCCCGAGAAGTTCTGGATGATGAAGTCGCCAATCTGGGCCAGGAACCGCGCCCCCTGGAGGATGCCGTCGCCGATCGTCTGCCCGATCGTCGCCCCGCCGACCGAGCCGATCAGGTTCGTGAAGGTGGTCGTCACGTTCTCGATCGCCGGGGCCAGGTAGGCGACGATCTGCTGGATCACGCCGGTGATCGCGGCCTGGGCCCGGTCGAACGAGTCGCCCATCGCGTCGATGTTGCCGCTCTGGGCGTTCGTCAACGTCAGCCCGAACCGATCAGCCTCCTCGCGGGCCTGCTGGATGCCAGCGGCCCCGCCGGCGAACAGCGGCAGGAGTTGGGCCCCGGCCCGGCCGAAGATCTGGACGGCGGCCGCCGCCCGCTGGGCCTCCGTCGGGAGCTCGGAGATCGCCTGCGCGATCGCCTCGAACTGTTGCTGGGACGAGAGCCCGTTCAAGTCGGCCACCGACAGGCCGAGCCGGGCGAAGGCGGCGTTCGCCGTCTTCGAGCCGTTGGCCGCATTGGCGAACGCGACCTGGGCCTTCGTCATCGCCGCGCCGATCTGGTCCATCGACACGCCGACCAGGCTCCCCGCATACGACAGGCCGGCGAGCTCCCCGTAGGTCGTTCCCAGGCGGCCGGCGAGGTCGTTCTGGCTGGAGACGGTCTCGGCCGTCGAGACTACGAGGCCGGCCATAGAGCGGGCCGCCGAGGCCGCTCCCGAGACAACCGAGGCGAAGAGCTGCGTCCCCTGGATCGCGACGAGCGCGCCCATGCTGGAACGGAGCCCGGCGACATCGGTCTGGAGCCGCTTCATGGATCCAGACGCCGCGTTGACGCCGGCCGTCAGGCCGGAAGTCGACGCGGTGAATACGGCCCGGACTTTGCCGATTGTCGATGCCATCACTTCGCCTTCTTCTTTTGTTTGCTCGCGATCTGCTTCAGCTTCGCCAGTTCTCGGGCCATCTCCTCGGGCGTCTGCGTCGGCCGGCTCGGGTCATAGGTCGGCAAAAACATCTCTTCGGCGTCCTCCTTGACCTTCGCCCCGTAGGCCGCCGACACGACCGTCGCCAGGCGGGCCGTCCGTCGCCAGTCGTCGCCAAACGGCTCCAGCCGGTAGAACGCCAGCCAGCGCCGGATCGCCGGGAGCGGCATCCGCAGGACCTGTTCGATGTCGATGATTCGGTGATGGGCGGCGAGCCGGTAGGCGAACAGGAGCCAGGGCTCGCCCTTCAGTTTCCCTCCTGCGACCTTACGGCCTGCTCGTCGTTCCGGAGGACGGTCTCCCAGCACTGGACGTAGAGCGACATCAGGACGCGCGGGTCGCCGGCCACCAGGGCCTCGAGGTCGGCGTCCGAGTAGGCCCGGCCGCCATGCTCGTCGGCGACGCAGACGGCCACCGTCCGGGCCACCAGCTCCGCCGGCGGGTCCTCGCCCTTCAGGCGGCGGTGAGCGCCGGCGAGCTCGTGCCACTCGCCGAACGTCGGCTGGCGGAGGCGGACCGGCTTCCCCAGGACCTGAACCTCGATCACTGGGTCGGCAAGTTTCAGAAGGTCGTCGAGAGGCTTCGGCATTAGTCGTTCCCTGTGAATTGAAAGTTCGCCACGCCCTTGATCAGTTCGCCGACTGCGCCGGTGACCTGGAACGACACGAGGATCGCGTCGAGCGCCACGCTGCCGGCCTCGCTGAAGACCGCGAGCCGCCCGGACATGCCCGTGTCGTTGACGACGAACCCACCGCTCCCGAGGAATGTGATGGACGCCGTCCCCGGGTCAATGGCGACACAGTCGACCTGTTTGACGACCCGGGCGTCGGCACCACTCCCGAGGATCGTCGAGTCCTGTGAGGTCGCGTCGGTGACGCTGGCGTTCGCTGGCGTTACGTCCCACGAGAGGAGCTCGCCGATAGGCTGGCCGGCGAAGAAGACGACGGAGCCCTGAGAAAAGGCAGGCACAGTATCCCCCGGGGGGCTTGGGGATCAGGAACCCTCGGGCGGAACCGAAACGAAGGTCGCGGTCCCCTTCACGAGCTCGCCCACCGCGTACTCGACCTCCGCCTCCGTGCAGCGGCACTCGACGCCTTCGATCGTGTAGTTCGATCCGGCCGTCGGTGCTTCGTCCGTGAGGAATGAACAGGTGATCGTCGTCGTGATCCCGTCCACGGCACCGGCCCCGGTGTCCGGCAGGCCGTCGACGTAGACGCGGTTGGATCCCGCCGCCAGGTCGAGCGTCGAGGCGTCGAGCCGATTCGACGAGCTCGTCGGATCGGAGCCGGTCTTCTTCACCTTGACGTTCGTCAAGGCTCCGACCGGCATCTCAGGCGCTGCGCCGTTTGCTGCGGTTGGCATGGATCACTCCTCCTCGGCGGGCTTGAAGACGTAGGTCGCCGTGCCCTTCACGAAGTCGCCGACGGCGTACTCGGTCTCGACCTCGGTGCAGACCCAGCCAGTCGAGCCCGGGGCTGACGGCTCCGGCGCGACGCCAAAGAACGAGCAGGTGACGGTCTGCGTCACGCCGGTCTCGTCCGCCCCAGCCCCAACGTCGACGAGCGGGGCATCCGCATAGACGCGGGCCTCGTCGGTGAGCGTGGTCACGTCGACCTTATTCGAGGAGCTCGACGGGTCGGCCGCCGAGGTCTTCACCTTGACGTTCGTACATCCGGCGGGCAGCGTCGGCCCTGGGCTCGGGAGAGAAGACAGAACGGCCATTGTTCACTCCATCCAGGAGACGGCGACGGTGATCTCGACGACGTAGGCGATCGGCTTGTTCTGGCCGTCCTCGAAGACCGGGTCGGAGTCTTTCGAGTCCGTCACCAGGACGCGGACGATTGTCAGGTCGCCCGACGAACCGGCGAAGTTTCGCAGGGCCTGGCGGACGTTCCGGGCCATCTCGTGCGTCCCGGCATAGCCGGCCCCGTAGACCTCGATCGTGAAGGTCCCGGTAGTGATCGTCTCGCCATCGTCGTCGAGCGTGTCCTCGTCGGCCTGGCCGGCCTGGGCGAACATGACGTAGGGCGGGTCCGAGGCCGGCCCGATCAGCGGCCAGGCGTCGCAGCCGGTGGCCGTCTCGAGCGTCGAGCGGAGCCAGGACTGGATCAGATCGTCGGAGTCGGATGGCATGGTCAGTTTCCGTATCCTGGGTTTTTGCCTGCCTCGATCTCGGCGGAGGCTTTCTCAAGGGCGGCGGCCATCTCCTTCGCGAGCGTCGCCGCGGCGATCGGTCCCATCCGTTGCATCGCGTTCCCGATCATGTCGAAGGCCGGGCCGCCTGTGCTAGTGCCGTAGTTGAGCCAGATCGGCTTCCGGTCCTGGCCCTTGAGCTTGTAGCCGAGCACGCCCCAGATAAACGAACCGAAGTCCTTGTTGTTTCCGGTCTGGCCGGCCTTTGTCGTGACGCGCCTCCGGAGGTCGCCTGTCGACCGCGCCTTCTCGCCCTTCTTGCGGCGGCCGCGGCGTGTCCCGAGCGGCGGCGTGACGCTCCGCAGGATGGGAACGCCAGGCTTCAGCGTTCGCCGCATGGCCGCCTTGAGGTGCTTCTTCGCAATGTGCCGGGGAAGGCCGCGGAACGCCTTCATCAGCTTCCCGATGTGCTTGTCGCCGTCGTAGCTGTTCGGCTCGAACGACGAGACCCACGAGAGCGAGATCATGCCGCGACCTCCTCAACCGACAACTCCATCGCCTCGCGGTGGCCTTGCTCGACGACGCCCGAGATGTACAGAAGGCGATCCCCGCGCGAGAGCCAGCGGAGCCGCCAGTTCGCCTGCAGGCCCTCGTAGTAGCGGATCCGCACCGTGGCCGAGGTGCTGCCGCCGACCTGGCCGCGGCGGGCCTGCTCGACGTAGGACAGGGCCTCATAGGATCCGAAGACCCGGCCGACCTCGTCCCACTCCTGGACCATCTCGCCGACGGCGTTTCGCGTCTCGGTCGGAGACTCGATCGCGAAGAACTCCCGGAGGATCCCGGACGCGAGGACGCCCATCACCAGGCCCCCGAGTGGCTGGCGGACGCGAGCAGGGCCTCGAAGGCCTGGGGCAGCTCGGCCGATCCGTCCTCGGCGATGATGCCGCGATTCTTGAACGTATGCTCGACGAACATCAGGAGGGCGGCCTTCACGTTCGGCTCGATCTGGTCGCCGGGCTCGACGCCGGCCCAGTAGGTGACGACGACCTTCCCGGACTGGCCGACGCCCAGCGTCACCGTCGCCGGCATCGCGTCGGCGTCGACCTCGTAGTCCTCCGCCTCCAGCTCCTCTCCGTCGACGGTCACCGTCAGGGCATACGTCGAGCCGGTCAGGAGCGGCGGATTCGGGATCGTCAGGATCCCGGTCGTCGGCACGTCGGGCCAGGTCGCCCGGTACTCGGTGGCGACCAGCGTCTGGCCGAGCCGCTTCTCGATGTAGCGGCGGCCGGCCGCGATCTTGTCGGAGATCAGCGAGTCAAACTCGTCGAAGGACTCGGTCATCCCAAGCTGGAGCTTCGCCTCGGTGAGCGTCACCGGCTCGGCCTCGGGCCAGGTCAGGACGCGGACGGTGTTCGGCTTCATGACGAGCCGGCCTCCTCGATGGTAGTCGATGCGATCACAGTCCGAGACAGGTACGCGTCCTGGGAGGTGCGATACCAGATCCCGCCGACCAGAACTTGCCAGTCGACGGCGACGCTGCCGAAACCTTCCGAATCGCTAAAGCCGATTTCGAACTGCCAGACGGACGGGTCGCCGTCCGTCGCAAAGTCCGCAGGATCCAGAATCGCCTCAATCGTCACCGGCCCGTCCGTCGTGATGTCGGTCACGATTAGCTCGATCTCGTCGCCAGATCCGCCGGACCCGGTCGACGCCCCGACGCGCGTCGCCAGGCCGTAGAGCGTCCCATCCGGGGCCTGCTCGCCGGCCTTGAACGTGATCGTCGCGACGTGAACAAGAGAGTCCGCCGTGAACTGGAGGAACCGGTACTGGGAGCCGAGGAGCCGTCGCTTAAGTGCCATTAGGACGCCACCCTTCTCTCGACTGACTGGCCGGCCACGGCACGCTCAGGCCGCTCCGCCTGGAGCATGGTTTGCGAATCGCGAACGCCGGCCCCAGTCTCGACCAGGTGGTCCGCCAGTCCAGGCGTTGCCCGGATCACGGTCCCGGCCCGGTAGCCGCGGTAGGCCTTTATCAGTCGGATCGAGTGCAGCTCGGCCACGGTGTCCTCCTAAAACGCAACAGCCCGGCGGAGGCATCCTTGCCCCCGCCGGGCGTTCTGCGTGGGGGCGAGATCAGGTTCAGCTACCAGCCTCGACCAGCTTCGCCACGAACGAGGCGTCGTGATTCGAGATGCCGACCCGCTGCAGGCCGCGGAACTTCACCGCGTCGTTCTCGAAGCCGGCGTGCTCGGAGGCCGAGATCACCAGCCCGTTCGACTTCACCGCGACGGCGGTCGCCATCGAGAAGTCGCCGTACAGGCCGAGCGTCCCGGC